CTCCTTTACCAGTTTGTCTAAACATTTGGCCCATGGCATTGTTTAAACCTTTGCCGCCCAAACCTTGACTTGATTGATTAACTTGATTATCCCATGGTTGCATAGTATTTGAATAGGCATTAGGCATACCTATTTTTGGCTGTCCACCTTGGGTAGGAAAGGTAATTTTACCTTGACCGCCACTTTTACCTTGGGGGCTACCCATAGGTCCGTCTTCTAACATTGGAGAGAATCCCACCAAGCCTTGTGATTGACCAGTACCCATGTCTTGCATGGTGCCCATGCCACTGTTTAAACCTTGGGGCATTTGATTGCCTTGAGGAAAACTAGGTTGTTCAACCTGTAACTGTTGAGTTTTAAGCAATTGTTCTTGTGGAGATTGCTCAATAGGGTTCATACCCATTTGCATAGCGGATAAACCCGCATTCTTTCCTGCCGGAGCAGAAGACTGCGATGGTTGAACTTGTGATGTAAAGCCGCCCATAATTTATCCTTGATCTCGTTCATTTGCAGTTTTGATATATAAACTATATAAAATTTGATATAGTTTTTTATCAGTAATAGTTTCACCAATTGGCATATCTGTATCAAGATCAAGAATTGGAAATGATGCGTTTTCATCATAAGTTTTTGCACAATATCCGCATCCAATTGACATTCTTCCAGATGAAAGATTAAAAACCTTTTCTTCTTTAAAAATAATTTCTGGAGTTTGATTTAAAGCATTATTAATAACAACGGAAAAGCATCGTTGATATTCAGTACCAGTTATATCAGTTTGATTATAATTTGCCATAATTTTCTTTAAATAACTAAAACCCAAATTATTCCATTACAGAAATACAAGTGATTATTAAACACACACAAACCGCCAGTTATAATTCCAGATGGAAGACTTGCAACTGGGTCAATGTATACAGTACCTCTTGTAGTACTTCCGTAAAATTCACCACCAAAACCAACACTAGATTGCCCATAAACACCGCAACCATTGTTTAGACCAGTACCGGTATTAATTCCTCTTAATGCAGGTGTAGGGGAAACACTATCAAAATCACCCGCTATGCCGCCAGTATAGTTTGAAGAATATATTTGACCAAGCGATGCATTAATACCCATCGTTGTTGAGCCACTTGAGTTATACCCAATTATTGCTTGAGCATAAGATGGACCACCCATCACAAGTCTTGCACCGGATGTGCCAGTTTGAATAACTCCACCAGTAATTGTCATGGCTGATCCATCCCATGTCATTGACGTAGTAGATGAGCCAATACTAAATTTGTATGTAGCAGAACTGTATCCAAGGAAAAATCCAGTGCCAGTATTGAAAGCAGTTTGACCGCCTTTAATATTTCCAGTAGTGCTAACTGTCAGAGTGTCCTGAACTGTTAATGCGCCAGTATTTACTGTAATTGCAGATAAAGTACCAACTTTTAAACTACTGATATATGGCGTAGTCCAAGAGGTTATATCGGTTACAGGATCATAGATACCATCAGATTGATACAAAGAATCAGTACTAGATGGGTTTGGATCAGCAGCGTTCCAACTAGCAGAAAATCCCCAAGTAAATGAAGATTGCCCACTAGATGGGAATGAAGCAATTCCAGAGGTAGTAATAGTTCCATTTACAGGGGCAGGATTGCCAGGCACACGGGCAAAACAAATCCTTGAAGAGGAACCATTGGCACCTTGGTCAACAAAAATTAATTGAATTTGCGCCACATTAGCTTGAGACACTACACCCGCACTGTTTTTATATCTAACAGGAACAAGCAATGAAGCAGGGGTGCCTGACATTGCAGTAGGTGTAGGCCACAAAGCATAACCACCACCATCAGTTGGCAAACCAATAGTTATTTGGTTATATGTAATGTCGCCGGTGCCTGTTGTGCTTGATCCACCAATACGCCAAGTGTTATTAACAAATGCAACATCTGCATCTGTGGCAGCAGAAACATATGTGGCTAATGCTCCACCAGCGGAAGCATACAGTCTTGGTTGCACACCAGTAAATGATGGTGTTAATGGATTGCCGGTTCTAACAACTTGCAAATTAGCAGGTTGAAAATAAGCTAAAAAAGATACGTTTCCAGTGGAAGATGTAATGATATCAAGGTCAATAGCCGATGTGCCAACAGTTGCATATCCCGTAGCGGGACTAGCAGCACCAACAAAAAACTGAATTTGTCTGCCACCATTGGTGATGTACCAAAGAAAATTAGTAGTTCCAAAACCACCACCGGCTACCTTAGACCAAATGTAATCGGCATAATTACTAGATTCAACAGAAGAATCACTATTGCTTAAACCATAGTAAAGACGATTTGTCGGACTGTCTCCAAAATTGACTGATCCATCAAAACTGTCAGCATATTTAACCGCCAAATAACGATATAAATAAGCAAGAACAATCCCACTAGGACCAGTAACCTGACCATTGTTAGGATCAGCCGCAATGTTAGACCCAAAATTAGCCAACAAATAATTAATGGCCTCAGAAATTTCTGATTTGGAGGGTTCATTCATTAGAGCGAATGGCATTAGAAAGCATCCTCAACAACAGTTGCTTGCCAATTCATTGCGCTTACTTTCCATGTATCTGTAGCATCATTAGATCCAAACTTAATGGAAATTGTGCGTACAGCATTTTGCTGAGTAGTAACCCATGGATTGTCAGTATCAATAATCACTGATGCTGTCTGGCCATAAGTAGGCGTTTGTTGAGTAGAGTTTGCTCCACCAACAGTAACATTAATCTTTCCTGTACCCGCCATCTCAGGCAACATACGATGCACATAAACTTTAGACGAATAAGGAACAGGTCCTTTTTCTGTCTGCAAAGAAATATTGTCTCTAGCAAACTCAGAATCAATTGCTCCTGAATTGATAAAAGAATTACCAGTGTTAGTCTCAATTAACTTAGAATTAGCCAGTGAACGAGCGTAAACAACAGCCCTAGAAGACAAGTTGTAGTAGTCTGGTGAGCTATCTATCCAACGAGGTCCTTCAGTGCCCATAACCGCATTGGCAATGTCTTTAGGAGCATTCCATATTTGTAAATCATACCTATAAGACAACATCTTGTTGCACCAACCAGTAGATGTTAAATCAGGGTAGTAAAGCTCAATTTGATTCTTTTTAGTGTTATTAACCATAAATATTCTGCCTGAATACAAAGGGTTCAAATTACTAAAGAAATAATCTTTTACTTTTTGGTTGCCAATAGATGAAAATTCCGATCCATTGAATACCCAAATATCACGAGCATCAACGCCATAAACACTTGAATCTGTATTTGTCCAACAATTATTGTTAAACAGGCCACGACCTTGGTTTAGCAGCCTGACACCAAAAATAGGTGCAGTTGTGTTTTGATAGGAAATAGGAGAGAAAACTATTGTGTCCCAATAGGAACATACATAGAAATTACCACCCAAAAAGAAGCCATCAATCAAAGGGCCACGAACAGGGACTTCTTGTTCATTGGCCACGTTAGATAGAGTAGGTTCCCATGTTGCAGGATAACCTTGATTAGCAAATGCTTGTGACCAACGTACTGTTGTTGGATAGTTATATTCTGTACCAGCAATAACTTTGGTTAAATTGCCAGAAATAAGAATATTTCCAACATTTGGTGAACAGTAATTTCTAACAAAAGCAGCACGAGTACTAGTTACTCCAATGTCATAGTTCCAAGAAGCATCAGGTGTTACTGTAATTTCATTGGCAGTAGGCAAAAAGTACATTGGGTTTTGTACTGTGTCATTGATAAAAAAGACACTTCCAACTGATGAAAAAGTAATGTTGACATCTTCTGTGTAACCAGCAATGTAAACTGAAGGATTAGCCCCCACGCCTGGCGTAATATTGGTTATGCCCGTAGAAGTAATCATCCACCATTTGCCGTGGTTAGATGCATTACGAGTGGCCACAACATATACCCAAGAGGTTTGTGAGCGAAAACCGCCTTCTACAAAAATAGGAGTATCGGTAATAGTAGAAGCAATCTCTTTTTCGCCAAAAATCTTTTTAATGGTACGAACATCTGCTTCAACATTCTTCCCGCTGTTGTACTCATTTGGACCTAGAGCGTTACTAGGCACATCAGGAGTAAAACTCATTGATGTAAATGGGGTACGGAGGCGGGAATAATCGCTCATGTCACTTCTTCCATCTGCGAAAGATTAGTCAATAGACGGGTGTCTGTAGGGTTGAATTCTAAAGCTTTCTTACAGAATTCGATAGCCTGTTCTTTTAACCCAAGCCTCCAAGCCGCAATGCTGGCGTAATCGTATGGTTTTTCAGTCCAAACGCTTGGATCCATTGTGTAAACAGCCTGTTTATCTTTAATATTTAAAGCTGAAAGGGCAGCACCATAGCTCTCAGGCCACATACTTAACCTGTAAGTTGCAGTGGCTAATTCACACCAAGGTTCACGGGTATCAGGAGCTTCAGCGCAAGCTAATCTGTACCACTTTAAACCTTGGTAAATCATTCCCAATTCTTCATGGGCTTTACCCAATAAACGCATGGCATAGCATCGTTCATTAGGCCAAGTAGCTTCAGGCATAGCTAGATAACGATTTAAAGCCTCTATAGCCTCTTGCCAACGGGAATAGAAGGTTAGCTCCCGTGCATGGTAAAAAGCGTTTCTAGGGCAGTGTGGGTCTTCTTTAATAGCCAATTCAAGCAATGGCATATATTGACCACGAGACTTGGTTGGATCAGGATGGTGGCTGACCAAAAGCATATCCGTATGGGCATAAATCTCTTGGATTCGGCCATCAGGACGGGGATATTCATGGACGGGGTGATGCCAATGGTATCCGTGGCGGTGGTGAATTTTCTCGTAAAAGAAAGATATTCCACTGCCCCAATCAAACTTGTATCTCAAACGAGTTGTTTCAGCAGTCCAGACCCGCTCAATCTCCTCCCGCCAACCTTCTTCCATAACCTCATCAAGGTCTAATGAGATACAGACATCAAAATCACGGGGAATCATCGCAAGGGCAGCATCCCTAGCTTTATCAAACCGCCAAGGGCTAATGCAAATATCATGCACTTTTGCGCCACATTCCAATGCTAGTTTTACAGTGTCATCAGTAGAGCCTGTATCTGCAATCAGAATCAAATCTGCATCTTTAGCTGAATCACAAAAACGTTGAACAAATTGCTCTTCGTTTTTTGATATGGCATATACGGCTATTTTCATTGCTATTCCTATGTTAGTTTATGGGGCATCAGGCCATGTAACAGTCCAAGGAAAACCGTTTTGAGTGGTAATGTCACGCAAGGCTTGGCGGTATGTTGCCCATACTGTTTTGTCAACAGGTGCATCAGCTACTTGTGTCCAATCACACCCAGCTAACTTAGAGTCACGAGTAGCACGAACATTCTTAGCCTGTTCAGCATCCTTAGAAGCCTTGTAATTAGCTTCATTCTCAGCCGCAGTAGTGACGTTGCCATCAGCGTCTTCTGTTTGAAAGAACGATGGGCCTAGATTCCACTTGGTGTACCACTTACCATCAATCTGTTCTACACCGCCATAGACTGAAGTTTGGTAAACAGTACCGCCAGTAGCTTGTGGGCCTTCAAAGACTACATCAGCACCCAAAGCCGTTAAGACTTCAGTTGTTGTTGCCTCCCATGATGGGCCACCATTGGCTTTTGTGTATGCACGAAATTCTGCTTCGTACATTACTGCGCCTGTTGATTGGATTCTGATTTGCATTTTAATTACCTCAAGCAATTGCTAAAAAGATGTATGTGCCAGCGTTTATATTGATTGCCGCCAAGATGGTTGAGTCTAGCGCAAAGCCTGTTGAAACTGTTGTGACAGAACCAAGAGTTGCAGATTCAGCGGCTGTGCTGTTTAAAAGCAAATACGGGTCTGTTAATACTGTCATGCCACGGGCTGTGTCGTAAACATACCACCCACCTGAAACGTCAGTACGTTTAATAAGAACAAATCTAGCCCCACCTGTAAAACCGCAATCAATGGTTTGGGTTGTTCCATTTCCTGTAAATGATCCTACTTTGGAAACACCAGCGCACGTTGCAAAGAGGTAAAAAACAT